CCCAATATTTTCTTGCCTAACTCTTGGGCCTTCGCCATCCACTTCTGGGAGCGATTCAAGAGGTTTGCGCTGCTGAAAAGCGCAGTATTATAATCGTGAACTTCACGCATTAACTTTAATGCTATGTCTGGATCAGGTATTGCAGTTTTTAACATGCTGACAGTTTCAAGAGAAGCCGTCCCGTCGTCGGTCACTAGCTCAATATACTTGCCTTGCTCTTTAAGCATGTCCTGTAATTTTTTAGCGAAAATCTTATCTGTTGCTAACATTTTTTTACGTGCTGCGGAATCGATTAACTCAGCACCAAGCCCGATCATGTATAAACCGGTATAGCCGTCATACCGACCAATATTATATATTCGTTCTTCCAACTCGCCGTTGACATTACTTTTCAGCGTTATTTCTTTTGGTTTTTTTAACATAGATCCACCCATCTATTAGCACTTTAAAAGGGGGATAATTGGCAGGGGAGGTGCACCCTTTTCGGCTATATATACCTAGCCAATTATCGATTTGCTACTTTATTTAAAAACCCGCTTCAATATTTAATGCAGGGGTACGAAATACCTTATACCACTTAAACATATAAACAGGGGTTTTAATCTTACCAGATGAAGCAAGTGAAGTCGTTGCCGGTCCACTTGTTAATTTGCCTTTCATCGTAGTAGTTTCGCCGTTCGGCAAAATTCTAACAAGTGTGATTTGGTCATTAGCACTTGGTGAACCTTTCTCGCTGCGGTTTGCATTAAAGATAGTTTGCAAAATCTCGTGATCATCAGTGGCGGGGATAATCGCTAATGATGATTCAACAGGGTTTTGCACTGACCACGAAATTGGATCGCCGTTGGTGCCAAGTTCTAGATCCGCAATATCAGTATTTGGTACGTCAAAGGGATCTGTATCTTTTGGAAATGCCGTGATTGGAATTGGCACATTCGCAAAAGTTTTTGAGGCGCTGATAGTGTATATCGCGCCGTTATGGGAAGTATCAGCCATGCTATAGCTCCTTAAATTAAGCTGTGACGACCATTAACTTTGTCAACGCTATCACGCTTAGCATAAACTAGTAAATAATCCATAGTGTTGTTAGTGGCGTTTGTTGTAACGTTGTACCAGTAACCGCGAGATTGCACTTCTAAATAAGCTTTACTATTACCCGTTAATTGGGTGATGTAGTTTATTTGAGTGGTTGTTAATGTTTTGCCAACAGCAATAGAGCCATTAGACAGAGCTAATGTAATGCCAGCATCTAAATAACTCATGCCCGTACTTTGACCAACTAAGTCAGCGGATACTTGTTGCAGTGCCAAGAACATACTTAAGAACTGTGATTTTAAGTATGACTTAAGCCATTGCTCGTTAGCATGAACGCCCATGGCTTTCGGAGCGGTTGCGCCACCTGTTAATCGGCCTTTTTGAAAGAATGACAAGTTAACGCCAGCTTCTTGAGTTTGACCGTAATAATTAACCTCTAAAGCATCATTGGTATCAGCTTCAGCATCAGTTAAGACGGACGGAGTTAATCGGCTGTCAGTGTAATACATAAAGTTTGCACTAGCTGCTGGACTGTTATAGTCCAACGAGGCCAATATTGCAGCGGGTAACAATTCAGGATATTGAGTTGCAAGCGGTGCAAGTACTAAACCAGTTGAAGCAAAACCGCTAACTAATGTGGCAATTGCAGATCGGTTAGTTGTTAGCACGCGCTGTAAGTTCATATACTCAACATTGCGACCGTTGGCAAAAGTGGCACGCTCAACAATCTGATCGTTGGTTAACGGCGTCGAAGGCGGTATAAAATCAAACGAACCGTAATTATTATTTAACGACGTTGAAGTGCTAAGCGCCTCAGTAACCGTTTGGATAGCAACACCATTGCTAAATGTAGCATTTTCGCCAAAGCCTAACGAGTCAAGCAAGCCAGCCGTGACAAGAGTAAATGAGATTTCGCCATCAGCTGAGCCGTTGGTGTCAAAATCAAACGTTGTGCGCGACGAGTCAAAGGTTACAGTCGTTGCAGCCATTGTGCCGCCTGTTGCTTGTACTGCTGTTTGCAGTGCGCTTGCTACTTCGGCATAAGTTGTATCAGCTGAAAAATCCAAAGCTGTAACGTTAAACGTAACGCCCGCAAGGACAACATCAAACGCGCCAGCGGTAACTGCATTTAAAACGCTAAGTAATGGCAATTTAGAACCAAAGACTTGTGCGCTTGTTGCGGTATCGGCAAAGCGTGAAAACTGAATGTTTTTTGGTGACGTAGCAACCTTGGAAATAAAGCCAAAGTAGTAAGCCGCACGTTTGTATTCTTCACTCGTCGAACCAAAATATTCGCGCAGTGAAGTTTCAAGCGTACTTGATGAATAGTTAAGCACAGCGCCCGTAGGTACTCGCTCGTTAGTTGTGAATAGTCGTAGCAATAATTCACGCGTTGGGACAGCATCGCCGCCACCTACCGCGCTAATTACATTGACATATCTATTACTTGATATAGACATTAATTTGTTCCTTTATAAAGAAGGTTGGTTAACCTTCTTTATTGTACAGCCGATAAGTTTTTTTAGCAAAAAATAGAATTTAACGGTTGCGGGCGTGCGGTATTGTGTTATTGTTTCTTTGGAATTAATCGACAACTAACCGGAATAACAATGACAACAATCGAAACAGTAACAGAACACGCCAACATGGTTACAGCCTTGTTTAAGCCTGGTCAAGATATTATCGAATCTCTTACAGCAAGCAAAGCTAACTTACTCCATATGGCGGTAGGCATAAGCGGGGAGTCAGGCGAACTATTGGATGCAATTAAGAAAGCCGTAATCTACAACAAACCCATAGATCGCAAGAATGTAATCGAAGAATTAGGCGATCTAGAATTTTATATTGAAGGCTTGCGTCAAGAGTTACATATAACTAGACATGAAACGCTTGAAAGCAACATAGATAAACTATTAACGTCTGACAATGCTCGATATAAAATGGGTAAATATACCGACCAACAAGCGCAAGATAGGGCGGATAAAGCCTAAACCCGCTCAACAACACCCACGCTAACATCAACATAATCAGCTACTTTAGTAATAGAACTAGAGTAGTTGACTTGCAAGTCAAAGTTTGGTAATGACTCGAAGCGGTCTTTATCGTTAGTAAAAAACACCGGTCTAACATCACTAACTTCCTGCATAAATATTTTATTAACTCGCAAAGCTGCCACAGCGTCAGGACTATCAAGCAAGTCATGAATCAAGTCACTCATGTCTTCAGGCGTTCGTGCATTGATATCTGCTTCGTCAAAATAATGAGCAACACTAATTTGTATCGCTTTATTTTTTTGCTGAAAATCAGTGCGCTTGAATGGCTCACCGCCCGCCTCCGCAGTATAAGATCGACCATGTCCGTCACTGCCTTTGGTGACAGCATACAAAAAAACTCGAGTTTTTATCGGGTCGTCTTGACTGCCACCAGTATATTGATTAGTCGGTTGTTGACTTCGCCCAACTTCAAAACCAGTAATGCCAACCAAGGTCAATTGGCGCTCAATTTCAGCAATTATGTATATCATCATTTGGTTGTCGGTCATTTTGTTTACCTAAAATATTTGCATTGCTTCGGTTTTGTGTTATTGTTTTACTTTACTAAAGCAGTTGGTCAAGTCATACCCCTTAGAGCAAGGTTAATTCCTTGTAATGCTTTTCTAGTGGGGCTGTTGAAGTCAGCAGCCAATTGCTTTAGTAAATCATGATACATATTTCTCCATGCGCACACACATCACATAATTCCAGCCACCCGACAAAAACCAAGCAGTATCTTCGGCAACGTGCCACAAGTAACCATCATAAATAACCTGATCTGAATTTGTCTCGCGTGAAATTACTTTTATTAAATTAACGTCATAAATTTTTATGTAAGCTTTTTTAAAGTCTAGACCCATGCTTTTATATTGGGTGGCTTTAATTGGCTGAACACTTCCTGACATCAGCACTGGTAAGCCAAAAGCGCTTACATAATAACCTGCAGTATTTCGCGTGCGACTTTCATATTGTCTTAGTTGATAATCTTGTTTTCCAATGACAGTTTGTGTCGTTGCCAATAGATTTATTGGGAAATTTCTCATTGCTCGGATTCGCCTACGTTGTAAGTTATTGTTGCCAACATTATGCCAGAGTCTTGCAGCGGCGTAGTATTTGAGAATGGTTCGCCTAATTGGCCCGCACCAGTTTCACCGCGCTCAATGGCTGCAGCTACAGCGCCAACTACTGTACCATTTATTTCTTTACCATCATTTTTAAGTTTTCTTAGCGCCAGCGTGACAGGTGATAAAGCTTGATGCTGGCCATTAATAGCATTCTTAACATCAGCTTGAGCGGTCAAACCCAAACCATTAAATACATCACTCATCGTTGCACGACCTTCAATCACCGCATTGGCTCCGCTATCTACTAGTGAAGCCCATTTGGTCTTATTGTCTGCTACTGCAGGGCGAAAGAATGGTCGGGGCGGTGCCATTTTTGTACCAAACTCTTGCCAAAAAGCTACTTGTGCCACTGGCAATGAGTCGTTGTAATTAGCAGAGGAAAACCAACCGACCTGTAATTTTTCAGCGTGCGCTTCTGCTAATGCTTCCTTTAGCTTTTTTAATGCCGACAGATCAACAGTTACGCTAGACACTTAAAATATCCCGCCACCTTTTCTAAATGACGCACGCTCATTGACGCCACCAGCATAAAAACCGCCGACAGCTTGACCGCCAAGTAACGCGATTAATTCACGGCCAAATGGTGATGAATTAAACCAATGATGCCATTCGTCATCGACAACAGGCTGAGCAAGAGAAACGTTTACGTCACCCTCGCTAGCCGAAGTTATCACGCCAACATTATTACCAGCGTTAACCTGATCTCGAATATAAAGCAAATGAGCAAGCATGGACTGAAGCGCGTACTCTCGACAAGTTACTGCCATGGTACAGTCGTTATCAGCAATGTAACACTTGCCTATCTCATACTGTGCATTCAGCAAAGTATCAGTATAATTAACTTCATCCGAATAAAGCGGAAAGTTAACGCGAAATGCCGTTATATTAAGAACAATTAAAGCCATTGTTTATTTACTCGTCAATTGGGCCGGTTTTAGCTTTGGCTTTAGATTTAGCCTGTAGTTGCTTTTCCGTCATTTGCGCAGATTTATCAGTTTTTAATTCTTCTGGCTCTTCACCAACAGTAATAAATCCAGCTTTAACGCGGCGCATAAACCCCATGTGATCCTTTAATGTTTTAAGTTCTTCGGCGCTAACTTCAGTGATCACCCATTTGGTGTCACGTTGCGTTTTGTTTGAAGCACTGAAAGCGACATTAGCACCACCTTTAATGATGATCGCACTTTCGATTACATTGTTGCTTTGTTCTTTAGGGTCTTTTTTCTTTTCGTAATGAGGGATCACAACATCGTTAGACGCTTGCGAATAAATTTTTGTCATTAATTCTGATTTTGTTTCTTGCTTAGCCATTGTTCTGCACCTTTAGTTTTATTGAAAAATATTTATCTAGCCTTTAGTTTACACCCTATCACAATTAAAATCTATTTATTGAAATTTAGGCAATAAAAAAGGAGCCGTTAAGCTCCTTTTTTTATACTACTGAATACCGATTAAATATCAGTGTAACGAACAACAGCATAAGGTCGCTTAACAAAAACGCCAGCATACGCAGAGGTATAACCCTCAGTCGTGCCGCCTTTTTCATTTTGTACAGTACCCATAGCACGCATTTTAGCTGGTACAACTTGAATCATCGACTCACCGCCGTCAGTGCCAGAGTTGTCAACAGAAACAGCTTTAAGATAAAACACGTTTTCACCTGCGTTAGCTAAATTAAACTGTGGAACTGTAACGACTTTAACTGTCGGGTAGTTTTTATTTAGCCATTCCATTGCCGTCATGCCGTTGTTAAACGAACCATCTGAACGAGTCAAGAAGTGATTGAAAGCTAGTGGAATTTCAAGGCTAATAGCGTTCATTGTTGGATCAATGTTGCCACCTGCTTGAATTTCTAAAGCGCGTAAAGCTGTTGAGATATCATTGATAATTTCAACAGTTGTTTTACTAGCGAAAGTTGTGTTACCACCCGCACCCGCAGCAACAGTGACGTAAGCTGGTAAGTTTGGATCGTTCAAAATACCGTAAGTTTTACCGGTGCCAGAATTAAAGCCATTAAAAGCGATGTCATTACGCAAGATTTCAAAACCTTCAGCAAGAGCAACACGCTTTTCGTTTTGTGGTACCGTTCCTGTAGCAGCCGCGCGAGCGTCAGCTAATGGGTTTTGTTGAACACCCAATTCAAAACGAACAACTTGACGACGTTCATAAGTTTCGTTAAAAGAAACTAATGGCACGCCACCGTGATCCGAATACAGTTGAGCATCAGAAGTATGCTCCATTGTTTTAAGGACGATTTCTTCAAAATGCCATTCACCAGCAGTAACAACAGGCGCAACTTGATCGGCTTTACGAACAACCGTAAGTACATTAACAACACCTGGCAAGAACTCTTGCAAGAACTGAACAGGCGTCCCGTTAGACGGAGTAGTTACTGGCTGAGTAATACCAGCATCTAGTGCAATGCTGATCGCATTACGGTTGAAACTACGTGAGAATTCAGAACTAACTGAGATCCCTAGTTTTTCCAAAGATGCAGGACGCGAAGCCAATGCCTTAGCATCGTTAGTATCCATAGCGATACCCTGTGAAGGGAATTTATATCTTAATTGTGTGGACATGGATTATTCCCCTTATGCCGTTTCAGCTGTAGAACCAGCCATATCAAAGTAAATTTCACCAGTTCCAGCAACAGTAGCATTGCTACCCTTGACTAAACCACCTGGTAAGCGAGTGTGTCCAGCCGGCGCAGTCGTAGCCGGTGGCGCAGTTGCTAAAATACCAGTGGTGTCACTGTAATAAACAAAGTCACCATTCGCAGCGGCAGCAGGCAAAGTGATAAACATGTAACCACGCTCTGCAACTTCGACTTGACTCGCATTGGGTAAAAAAGCTTGTGCAGCAAGCGACGGACGAATTGACGTTTTAGGACTAGACAAAATACCCGCAAAATTACCATTTGCAGCAACACCAACGTTGTTATCAGCACCATCAAAGGTATTAACAACACGACCAACAACATTGTTAGCTTCTGTGGCTGAATTGATTACAGCACCGCGAGACTCTTGATTAGCAGATCGAGAGAATTCGCCAGGGATGCCAGTTGATTGAAATTTATTAGTAACTGAAGATTGCATGATTATAATCCCATCTTATCAAGAGTTTCAGATGTAGTAGGATCTTGACTATCTTTAGCAATGCCATGATCTACCGTGAATGTTGGTGTTTGACGTGCGTGTAAAACACCTTTGAACATGGAAAGTTCTTGGCCTGAATCGCAAGCAACGCCCATTTTTTCAAGTGCATATTTAGCAACGCCTTGAGCATCTAAATCAGCATGATCAAACGCGCCAACAATTTGAGAAGCTTTGGCTGCCAAGTCTTGCTTTTCAGCAAACGCTTTCATGACTGCGTTGCCGTCCATTGCTGTCGACTTAAGCGTTTTCACTTCG